TGGAAAAATCTGCTGGTAGACTCGAAGGAATTTACAAGCAGTTAGCGCAACGCGCTGAAGAGATAGAAGACCTTACTGAAAAAACTAAAAATGCATTTCAGGACCAAATTGATATTGCTGGTAATTTAAGTAAAAATAAACAAAATATTTTTGCTTTTGATTTAAAAGGTCTTGATTTAGCAGATAAAATTGCTCAAGCTAGAAAAGATGGGAATAAAGAAGAAGAAACACTCTTAACAGGTTTACAAGAGGAAATTACCCATCAAAAAAAGATACAAGACGCTGGAAAAGCACAAGTAAAAGCTACTAAAGAAAAAATATCTAATGCACAAGATTTCTTAAATT